GGATCTGGAAAGAAGTTGGTCAGAGTTGGATTGCTTGGTGTTCCGTTTGAGTTTGGAGGAGACAAGAAAGAGCTCAAGAAAGAAGGAAGGCCAGTTGGAATTGTTGCATTGTATGGACTGACACGTTGGCCGTATGTGATAGACCCCGGTTTGGTATCAATCACTGTATAGAGATCATTCAAAGCACGAAGAGTTACGTTGATATAGACTTCAGAGTTCTGTAATGAGACCAATGGTAATGCAAGGCCTGGATTTTCGCAGAACCAAAAATGAAGAGGAATAATCAATTGACGAGAACGGATAGATGGTTCAGGAACCTTGGTTTGAGGAAGAGCAGATGGAAGACTCAACGGAGTAATCGCGTGAGGATATTGATTGTTTCTGTCAAAAGCATTTGCAGGATCATACAATTCTACAACGTTACCAGTCATCTGATCCACAATCTTACGTTTGTTCTCATCGTGAGTCATATAGGAATACATCTTCAACCATTCACCACGAAGAGTTTGAATGACTTGACCGTTGGCAACAAAATCTACATGATCGATAAGATTGTATCCGATGTTCTTTATCCATTGAAACTCGTAACCGATAGCAGTGCATCGTGGATCATACCCAGCAGGTGGTGCTTGACCATTCAGATTCACTAATGGCGACCATATATCTGGCAGAGTGAGAACCAAATAACAGTCGTGAATCATCTGTGCATACCGATCAATACGACATTGAAGAGTCTTTGTGATAGAAGATGAAAACTCAAGGTTGGAACTGGTAAAACTCATACGAATCTGTTCCATTGCAAAATTGCTGTGGCGACGGTATACACTACGAAAATGAGTCATAGAAGGATTTCCATTGACTAACTCATTTTGAGCGCCTACACCGACAAGTTGAAGTAAACCTCCAGGCATTCTATTATAAATGGTTTTCAAATGTTTATATTGGACCACCCGAGATAGTGCAACATCTTGAAGTGAATACAGCAGATGGTTGGGGTTGGGCTTGAATAGGAACAATAAATCTAACAACTTGATCAGCTTGGTTTGCGACCACAGAAGTGTAAACAGTATTGTTCTTTCGTTTCTGAGGAGAAGGAGCAACAGATGCTGCAGATGCAATAATCTGTCTCTTCTTGTATGTGAGGTAATCTTGGGCTGAATTTATTTGCATTACTTCTTGGCGAGAGAAGAAATGTCTTCACGAAGGCCAGAACACACTTCTTTCCAAGTCTTGAACTTATAGGAAGATGCAGCTGCCTTGTATTTATCGAGATTGTCTAACATCTTCTGCATTGCCTTGGTAACATCTGAAACATCAAAGCTTGGCATAACAAATCCAAGAGGCATTGTTCCTGCTGCATAATAGTGACTATCAGGTGCAATACGGATTGCAACATCATCATTTAAAAATGTTTCATAACTACCAACATCCGTAACAATCTGTGGAGCACCAGTGAAGAGATGCTCTAATTGACACAATCCATATCCTTCTCCATCAGACATATTGACACCAATATCACCTACATTATAGAGTTGATTAATCATCTCATCTGTAATATTATTAGGAGGAGCAGTATCCACCATAATCAAATTGTTCTTGTATTTTTCCAAATCAAGTCCTGCAATCTTTATCTCTTCTTGGTAAATACGACCAATATCGTAATGTGCACCTGATTTTGGATTGAGATTGGTTACAAACAATGCAAACAATGGAGAATCGGGGTTCTTCTTAAGAAGTTTTACAAATGCCATAACCATCAAATCAAGTCTCTTACGTCCGCTGTTTCTATTTGCATTAAAATAGATGATACCATTGTCCGGAATAGGTAATTTCAAAGTTGTTCTAAGACTCTTGCGTACAGAAATATCCATCTTCGTGAACATCGTAGAATCTACTGCGTGTTCTAGAATCTTGATTTCTGGATGATCACTGCCATAGGATTTGTAAATTTTTGCCCACTTTTCAGTGAAACAGTAAACTCGATCAGCGTGTTGATTGATACTGTCAATCAAAGGCTGTGCAATTCCAGTATATACTTGATCAACATAAATCCAAAGTTTAAAAGGAGACTTTTCACGATCGTGTTTCATTGTTTCGATGAATTTATGAATAATCAATGGATCGTTGTAGATCATTACAACATCTGGATTCACCATATCAAGGTACTCATTAATTTTATTGAATCCAAATCCCTCCTCTTTTGGATCTTCGTTTGCTGCAGCATCATATTGAATGACTCCTTCAGGAGCTTTACGTAAGGATGATCTGTTTGGATGGCGTTGGAATCCAAAGTGATAAAGTTTCACATTGTCTATTCCTCGAAGTTGATCGAGCAAATTATAAGCTACTTTTGAGTAGCCAGTAGTTTGATCTGTGTGCGTACTTACGAGAACAAATCGCATTATATGTTAGAAACTAGCAGTCTTTAAGTGAAAACATACTTAATTTGATTTGGACCCGATAATATTCCTATTCTCATAAGTCTTTGATTGTCTTCAAATGCAGGTCCATCAAACACTTCACTTGTTACCGGATCTATCAAAAATAACATTCCTTTGATTTCCACCTTTTGTAACTTTCTTCGTCGTTTTGTCATATTTCGCAAATACGATACATCGAGACTATCACTGTTAATAGATGGTTTGAAAGCAAGGTCTTCACCAGTCGCAGAACTGTCAAATCTCATACACGATAACATTGGTTTCTCTTTTCCGTGCAACTTACGATGAACTTCGCAATCAATGGCTGCTTCTTTTAAGAGGACTGAAATACGCTTTCCAACGACATCCTTTTCATACGCTACTTCGTACAACGATTCATCGGTCGACATAAATACCTCTTCTGGCTGTTCTCCAGTATATCTTCGAATTGAAGTATCATTACGACGAATGGGTACAATGTTAGGATACTCAGTCGATTTGGACTCTTCTTTGTTGAACACACTCATATAGAAACTGACTCGCACTGTTCGTTCCTCTTCTGGTAAACTTGCGTGAGAATTGATACGAATTGCACGACCTATTACTTGATCGTGTCGCGTTGGTGTCCAATGCGGTTCCATAATGTGAACGTGTCGAACATTCAACAACGTGATACCCTCTGCTCCTGAAGAGGATGCCATCATCAAACACAGCTTTTTAGGTTTGCCTTGTAAACTGGCTTTCAAACTTTCTGGAAAGTTGTCAGCATAGGATTCATTGAAAATCTGTCTTGAAAACTCACGCTGTTCCGGTGTCTCTTCACCCGTGTAAAACGCATATGCAGGTTTGGATGGATCGAGTGTAGGATCTTCTACCCACTGATTGTTAATTTTGGTAACCTTGTATTCCTGCCATCCATTCGCATCCAGAATAGCAGAGAAGACTCCTAATCCTTCCAACGAACGATATTGAGAATATACGAACTGATTACGACGTTTTTCACCTCCCAATGTACCTTCGACATTGTTCAACATCTTCAACATCTTGGGACTGAAAATAGAAAGGGCTTCTTTTGAAAGATATTTTCCAGGATTGTTACGCATTGTGGTCAAAGCTCGATCATTTGGAGAAACGTTATCCTCTGTTAACATATCATCATCGCTTGCATCTTTCAATTCAGGAGGAACAGCATAGTTACAAGTCAAACGTGATTTGACACGGAATGTTTTGAGATCATCGTTCATCGTAATGCTTGATTTACGACTGTCCTGTCGAATCTCTGCCCAACGCACTTCCAAATATCGAGAGAACTGCTCTTTTGACATCGGTATCAATTCCAACATCTTATCATCGTCGACTCTGCGTGGCAATACAGTTTCATCTGCACCTTTGTAGTAAGAAACCAATCCTTGAATACGTCTCTTGAAAAGCAATGGATTTTTGATTGTAAGACCATCCAAAAATAGACCCACGAATTCTGTATAATCCGTTGGCAAACATTCCAACTCATCCACGGTTATTCGTTCGAGTGCAATTTGAGCACCTCCAACTTCTCCCTCAAATTTATCCTTCCAAGAAGTCACCCAATCCTGTGCAGAAAGTGGTGTCTTCATTTCTTTCACATACTGAACCGCGATTCGATCACCTTTTTCGTTGTAAACACTTCGAAACTGAGGAGGATTTCGAGTAACCATCACATATTTTTTGACGATGTTGAATTCAATTGTATCGACATCTGGAATACCTTTGAGTACATTGGTAATCTTTTCCTCATCCCAAGTTGGTGGAGTTGCAAATGGAATATTGATACGATCAATCGGGCCTCGCAATAGGTTCATTAGGTAAGATATTTCATTGGGTCGGTTGATAATTGGTGTTCCTGAAAGAGCAACTACCTTGCAGCCTTTTGCGTGATAAATTTCATCGTAGAGCCTTCTTGCAATTTCAGATTTGTTGACAATACGTGAGATGAAGTTGTGAATCTCGTCTACAATGATAACCGCATTATCATATGGATTTGGTTCACCTTCTTTGGCAACGTATTTTTCAATATTGTTACGAGAAAGACCGTTGTAACGAATGAATGTAAAACGTTGATGAATGATGTCCTCTATTTGAGCACGAATAACAGCCTTCTCGCTTTCTGGTAAATTCTTAAAATTAGGTTCTGCACCCGGACTGGTTACGTAGAACTTACCGTTGGTAGTCAAAAAGTTATCGGATATCTTAAGAGCAAGTGCTTCACGGCGACTTTCTTCTGTCAATGTTTTCATAGTCCAGTGCTGATCATAGGCATAGATTGGATCACCGCATTTACGAATCTCACCTAAATAGTTCTCTTCCAGTGACGCAGGCAACATAACAAATACCTTTGAGTTTGACATCAAGGACTCGGCTACTGCAATCGAAGAACAGGTTTTACCCGAACCCAAGCCGTGATAGACAAGAAGACCTCGATAAGGCGTCTCAATCAACAAGTAATCGCGGATAATCTTTTGATATGGAAAAAGTTCACGATTTCCAGTTCTATCTTTGTTATCTCTGTACTTGAGGAAGACACGAGTTATATAATCTGCAAAAGTCTTCCTATTTGGAAGAACATACGGGGTAGCCATTGTTAATCTGGACGGAAAAAGGTGTGCGTAAATAACAATGTTTCCCACTCGTCGCAACCATCGTATGTGGATGGTTACTATCTATCTATTCCTTGTAGCAGGGTTTCTGTATTTGAAACCTGATATTGCGTTTGGAAGAGAGGGTCGTGTTCGTCCATTTGGAACCTCAACAAAAGAAGCAACTATATTCCCTCTTTGGTGGTGGATATTCTTCCTTTCAGTTGTATCCTATGCGATTACAGTTCAACTTGCTGGATTTCGATTTCAAAACTAGAATGTTTCAAATGTTTCAACAATGGTTTTGAGTTGATTTAACATCGACTTTCGTTCTGAATGATGAGGCCTTACTATAGTATGAATTTCTTGAAACGACTTCCATGAGACCGCGGAAATCTCCCGTCTTTGCATGGGTGTGAACTTTTGATTAATATTCACCATTTCTGGATTCTTTAGAATAGCTAAGAAATAGATGTGTTTGTACCGAATGTTATTGAGACCAACAAACGTCTCTTCTAACACAATGTTTTTCATAACAAGATAAGCTTCTCTTGGAATATTCGTCTCTTCTGTAAATTCTCGTATCGCACAATCCAAATCAGTTTCTCCTCTTACTCGCTTGCCTTTAGGAAATCCCCATTCCGGTTCAGTGTAAGTCGACATATATTTGACCATCATATCCAATCGATTGAGTTTCTCGAACTTCTCTTTTGAGATCGCATAATCCGAGGATGATCTGTCGTCACCCCACCACTGTTTCCAAACAACATCAAATGGATTACAAGCAACAGTTGCTTGTTCAATGATTGTCATATTCGAAAACAATTTTCCGATGTACTCTTCATTATTCAAGTCATATTTGCCTCTCATAAACTCTGCAAAACTTAGACTATCTTTACGGCGCACCATTAGAACACTTGTTGTATCCACATTCACTGGCAATGTAGGCTTATCGATTAAAATTAGTCCACACGACAGTATCGGATCTTTACAAGTCCTAAATAGGTGTCCTTTCCCCCCACAGTTATTACAAAACATTACGGCTGGTTTCGATGATAGTTGCAAATTATTAGTCCGTTTTTCCATTGTATAGTTCCACTTTCTTTCAATAAAGTCCCTTTCTAATGATAAATGCAGGTAGCGCCTACTACAAGCTCTTGGTTCCAACCTAAAAATATGGCAATGACTGTCATTGGAACAATCATCTTAATTCTTATCGTTCTTGCTATCTATAATGTTCTTCGTTCATACGCTGGTCTTCCTGCAATTGGTGGAGGAATCTTACCAGCAGCAGACCAAACGCCGACCGCCATAGACGGAAAAACAGGGACCGTGATTTCGGCTTCCAGTATCTCCGATATGAATCAGGGGTCTGATTATGGTGCTCAGTTCTGGATGTATATCAAGGACTGGGATTACCGCTTCGGTCAAGAAAAGATCGTAATGCAGCATGTTGATAACTCCAACAACGCGATTATAGGTCCCAAGATTGCATTGCATCCAACCGATAACAGTTTGATTGTAACTGTGAGTGTCTATCCTGCTGGAACAAGTGCGTCTTCTTCTACTCCTGCTCCTTCCAATGCCACCTCTGCAAATGGTGATAGCTTCTCGTGTGTGGTTGAAAACGTTCCTCTTCAGTCTTGGTTCTCTGTTTCTACCACAGTCTTCCAACGCAATCTTGATGTCTACATCAACGGACAACTTGTGAAGTCTTGTATTCTACCTGGTGTTCCAAAACCTGTAAGTGGAGATATTCAAGTTGGTCCAAAGGGCGGATGGTCCGGTTCTTTCTGCAACCTTCACGCATATGGTACTATGTTGACTCCTGGAGATGCACAATCCTTCTTTGGAGCAGGAACTACCTGTGGAGCAGACACTCCTAAGAGTTCAGGAACCAATACTGGAGGAACAGTCTTGACAATCTTCGGATACAAATTCACGTTCGGTATCACCGACTCGAGTGGAAAATCCGTCTTTAATTTTGGCTTTTAATTATAATGAAAATATTGATCAAGTTTCCGACCAGGTCAAGGCCTAGTAAGTTTCTTGAGACTTTAAGAAAATATGTAGAATTGGCCAATCATCCAGAACAAATGGGAATTGCTATTTCCTGCGATGTGGATGATCCTTCTATGCAATTCGATATCTATCCTCATTTAGCAAAATTCGAATGGAAACGAGTCTTCTATGGAGAAAGCAAAACAAAAATAGAAGCCTGCAATGCGAATATGGCAGATGTGGATTACGATTGGGATATTGTAATTCTTGCATCCGATGATATGGTTCCTCAAGTAAGAGGGTATGATGATATCGTGAGAGCATACGGAAATCGTGGTAATATTCTTTGGTTTGATGATGGATTTTCAAGAGAACTTTGTACACAGTCGATTATGGGCAGAGATATTTACAATAGCTTTGGTTATCTCTATCATCCAGATTATAAGAGCTTCTTCTGTGATGATGAATTTACTGATTTATGTAAGGGTGAACTCGCAAACAAATGTATACGAAGTCGTCAGTGTATAATTAAACACATTCATCCTGGAAATGGGTTTCCGGAATTGAAAGATGAACTTTATAAACGAAATTCACCCTTTTATTATGCAGATTTCAAGACTTATATAAGTCGAAAGAAATATGAATATGATTGGTCTATTCTTATTCCAACTCTGAAAGAAAGAGAAGAGAAGTTCACAAAACTTTATAACAAAATTCTAGAACAGAAGGATAGAATATGTCCAGATTTAAAGATCCAAATTTTGGCAATGAGCGATAATCGTGAAATGAGTGTAGGTCTTAAACGTAGAAAATTACTTGAAAATGCAGCAGGCAAATATATGTCATTTTTAGATGACGACGATGATGTTACCGATGCTTATTTTGAAGATGCAAAAGCCTGTATTCAAGGAGGATTTGACGTAGCAAGACTTCGTGGTCAAATTGGAGACTTCACGTTTACTCACAGTTTTTACAATCCTATATGGGCACCTGCTGCAAAAGATGGTGAGTTTCTTCGTCCTCCTAATCATTTGAACGTAATGCTAAAAGACCTTGCAAAAAGTCAGGAGTTCAAAGATTTGAGAAATGGAGAGGATACCGATTGGGCTATTCGCTTATCCAAGTCAAACTATCTTCAAACCGAATACCAGTCAGACCATTCAAGAATTCATTATATTTACAATGTTCGTTATCCTATTAGTCAATTTCATATCGAACAACAAAAGAAGATTGCATTTCAAGATATGTTTCAAATATTGGAGCCAGCAACACCTAAGAAGCCGGAAAAATTAAGGTTTGGGCCAAAGGGGTTTGTTTCTAAGTAAAGAACAATGCCAACCTTCCTCTACGTGTTAGTAGGAATATTCCTATTTCTATT